ATTATTTAACTAACAATACAGATAATGAAGAAATAACTGATATAGTAGTAGCGGGTGGATATAATGACAATGGAATTGATTATAATACAATGATAAGTGCTATTTCGGATTTTTTATCCTATGCAAAAACTAATTTTCCTAAAGCTAAAGTAAGAGTTGCATTTATTGGATGGAAAGAAAAACATGATAGTGCAAAATATGCTATGTTATATTCAACTTATTTAATATATTCATTTACACAATTTATGGGAGCAACCTATATCAAAGATTCTGAACTTGCTATGCATAATTACTCATTCTTTAATGAACAATGGGACGGTGGCTTTGATAATGCTATGCACCCTAACTCTAGTGGTAACAGCTTTATAGCAACTACAATTTACAATGCTTTATTTAATACGGAATTTAATCCATGTATTAAAAAATCAACAGTTTTAACTAGTAAAATGACAATGGAATCATGGATAAGTGATAAAACTGAATATATTGGATTTTTCGAACAAAATTCTGATACAACATCAAGTCAATATGGATGTGAATTTAATTCATTATTAGATGGATTTGAATCATCAGTAAGTAAAGATAAATGGCTTAAATTATTAGAATTAACATCATTCAAAGATAGATATGTTAACGGTGGAAATGAAAATATAAAAGTAGTAGGAACTACTATTGCTAAAATAACTTTATCAGATGATACAGAAATTTATATGCCAACTACTTTATGCATGTTATACGGAAATTTGTATATGAAAAACTGTTATGGAAATGATATTACAAATATATCTAAAGTAGAAATACCAACAACAATTTTAAAAGGCGAAGTATGGACTGGATAAATAAAAAAGAGCTTTAAGCTCTTTTTTATTTCACGTGAAATTAAACAATTGGATTAGATATTGTATAATTTCCAATATCATTATAATTATGAAATATTGTTACACCTTTTCTAAATATACTATTTATTTCTTCAAGTGCATTAGCTGGTATATTTCCATGAACTAACTCATCCATTCCACCAACTTTAATAAAATTAAATTTATTTCTTGAGTTTAAATTAGGTGTTTTAACTTCGTTTACTTTATAACCAAAACGACTAAAATAGGAATCAATAGATTTAGCTATTTCACGTTTTATTGTCATATTATACAAACTTAAACCACCACTATTAGAATAAGCAAAATTAATATCACCACTATTAACATTTCCTCTTGCTTGGTCTGGTGTCATTTTAGCCTCTGTAAATTGATGCATTGAATGGAAAATACCAATTGCACCACCAACACCTGCAATAGGATTTCCAGTTGCAAGACCACTAATAGCACCTATTGTAGAACCTAAAACATTTAATGTTGCATTAGTACCATTTTGTGTTAACCAGTTTACATATACATCGCTATTCCAAGAGCATACAGGAAATTTACCTAAATCAACACCATACATATAATTTTCTCGTAAGCCTTTATAATCTTGTGGAATCGCTTTAATTGACAAACCAGGTGTAATTGCACCCTCTAAAAAGAAAGTTAAACAAGTTTTATTAGTTACATCATTAAATGAAGTACTATCTTCATACTTAAAAGGAACTGTTAATCCACTATTATTAGTAACATTACAATAACAATAAGGCCATACAAATAGCTTTTTATTAACTGGTGTATATGTGTCTATTGTGTCAGGTCTATCAATTATTCCAGTTGCTATCCAAGAGCTTTCAGTATCATAAGCGATGTATCTTAAATCTGCTGAAAAATTATTATAAGACCATGTATGAGTTTCTAATTCACAAAATAAACTTGGTATCATAAAAATAGAATAAATAGCATCAGCCATTGATAATTCATCATACATTTTAATTAACTGTGTTGCATCATTGGAACTTTCACATGCTACATAATAAACTCCACTATAAATTCCATTATATAATTTATTAATATTTTGTCCACCTGATGGTATTGTGATATCACTGGGAATATCAGTTAGTGCTACACATATTTTAAAATTACTTATATTATTTAATACTTCTTCTTTATTTGATACTACAACATCTCCAATTTCTAATCCCTCTGGAATGGTATGTTTTCCAATAGTATCATCACTTACATGCTCTCTTTCAATAAAAACTTGATTAAGATTAAATCTAGAGTACCATGTAGAGAATACATCTATTTGAAAAGTAATTTCTGTTGTAGCTGGATTTAATAGTTTAACATCAGTAACCCATGCGAAAAACCATTTATTACCATATTTTTTATTTTTATATGCAATATAATTAGCATAAATACAATCTTCATATCTTGCTGATATATTAATAACATTTTCTCTTACACCAACTATTTTATAATTATTACCTGTATATATAGCATTTTGTCTACATAAATTAACCATCTGTTCTTCATTATAGGATAAAACATTTTCGTAGTTTTTATCCATCTTTATACCACTACATAATATTATTTCACTATCTGTCATAATCAAAAATCATCTCCCTACTATCTTCTATGATAACAAGTTTTTTAGAATATTTCAACTTCCTTTTAAATTTGTCCATTTCATATTCTGTTTCAAAATATTTAAAAAATTGCTTTTTATTTTCCCTATTCATTAAAAACAAATATAATCTCATAATATACCTCTTGTCTTATTTTCTCTTGTTAAGTTAGTTTCTTCAAAAATTACAAAATTATTTTTTTCTATCCAATCAAATTTAAATAAATGCTTTTGTAGCTCTCTATAATTCTCAAATAACCTATAGTTATATCTATAATATCCCTCGTACTTCATATCTTTTGTTCTTATTAATAAAATATATCTTTTATCTTTCATATTATCTCCTTGTTATTTGTAAACAACACATAATAAACACCCCGAAAATAAAACCTAAAATAAAATTAATCATAATTTATCTCCTTATACTAAAATCAATTACTTGCTTAAAATCAGTTCCGACAAGGTCAGTTGCATAAAAAATCTTATCTTCTCTAAATGTATTTAATAACTTTTGTAAATTATCATTTTTAATTGTAATATCATAAATATTTCTTTGATAATAAATACTAGGACTTATAATATCAGTAAATCGTACTAACTTGTTATTAAAGTCTTTCTCAGTTGGATAAATAAACCAACAAATATCTTTATTCTCTTTATCTTGTAAAAATTCTCCTATAAATTTAAAATTCTGATACATAAATCCAATTCGATACATTACATCATACATCTTTTTTGATTTAGGAAGATGTGGCTGTGGTGATGATTGCCAAGAGCCATCTGACATCATCTCTTTACTCCAACCAATCGTATGAGATGATACTCCAGTCGACTCACAAAATTCAACAGCTAATTTAACTGTATCATCTCCAGATGATTCAATTTCTTTAGTCTCAATAGTTCCTTGCTTTTGTTTAGAAATAATCTCATGTAATCCCCACTCGTAAATATATGGGCATACACGGGATATACTATTTCCAACTAACCATAATTTAGTAGTACCGCGTTTGCGGTCGACGGTGGCATATAAATTCATGAGCTTGGTCGGTTCCGAGTTGAGATATCTTGACCTGGACATGAACTCTTCATAAATGATGTCTTCAACATCTAAGAATGATCCGCCAGCGAAATTTTGTTCGGTTGAAAGAGCCATAGCATATCCTATCTTCTCTCCACGAATTGCTTTCATTTTTTCGATATCATATTTAGCTAAATATATTTGTTTACGATATTGAATAATGCAATCATATTTTCCCTTAGTAAGTCTTTCTACATCGACATCCTGAAAATACTGTTCTATTCCAGTTGAGGTTATTTCTTCCCTAAATCTTCTAAGTAATATAAATCTTTTACCTGTTTCTAAATATTTGATAACTGCTCTTTTATGTTTTAATTGATATGATTTTCCGTTACTTCTTTCTCCATATAGAATATTAAAATCAGCATTTTCATTAACTAAATTATCAATATTATAATGTTTTATTTCTCTTTTCACATCTTTTCTAACTCCTTTATTTTATCTAAACATTCTTGGCAAACACCCCAACTAAATCCTTGTTGATTTATTCCTTTTAATTTTTGTAAATCAATTAAAAATTCTTTTAATTCATTCCAATTATTATCTCTTCTTTGGAGTTCTTGCTTTAATTCTGTGTTTTCTTTATTTACTTTCCATAATGTTTTTAATGTATCTTCTGTAAAATTACCTGTTATATTCATTATTCATCACTCCTACCATTTAAAGTATTTAATAAACTTTTTAAAATATGTCTACAAGTTGTATCATCATTTTCTTCTGGAGTTGTTCCATAATAGTTTATATATTCAACTGCTTTTTCACAACGTGATTTATAATCTTCTTTTTCTTGTTGTAAATTAGTTAATTTTCCATCTTGTTCTTTTATTATGTCATTTAACATTTCAATATTTTTCTCATTTTCTTGTTGTAAATTAGTTATGTAATCTAATAATAAATGTGCTTCATAACTCTCATCATTATATGAAATGTTTTCTTTTAAACAATATTCATATATTGTACTTTTTGCTTTTAATGTTCTTAATATTTCTTTTATATCATCATTCATTATATTTCCTCAATTTCTTCTAGTTCTTGTTTATTAATAGTCTCTAAACTAATCATAGTATTATAAACTCTAGTTATATCATTTTTTAAATTAGTTAATTCTTCTTTTAATAATTCATTTTCTTTTTTTAATCTATTATATTCAGTAAAAATATTATTACATCTTTCGCATATTTTTTCACTTTCATGTAATTGTTTAGCTAAATAATCTAACATTTAAATCATCTCCCTTAAACTTTTATTTTCTTTTTCAATTTGCTCTAATAATTCATTATATAAATATAATGTTATTATTTTTTCACTATTTAAGTTATCACTTATAAATAAATTTTGTAATTCCTTTATAATTTCATTTTTTACTTTCTTATAATTTTCATCTGTTGTCTGCCCTGATAATATGTTACTTTGATTTATTCCTAACTTTTTACATATACTTGTTAATTTAATTTTTTGAAATTCTTTTATAAAACTATAATCACTCATTATTTTTCCTCCCATGTTAACTTTATTATATCAAAATCTTTTAGTAATTCTAATAATTGTTCTTTTTGTTTAGATTCTTTCCATGCATCTAATTTTAATTCCATAGTAATTATTACTTTATTTTCATTATACATTATAAATCCTCCTTAAATATAGCTCTTTTACTTGATTCATCACTTATTAAATTAGCATAATCTATTGCTTTTCCTAATTCATAACTGCATGGTATCATACAGGCTCCAGTTTTATCAGTATTTTTATAAATATTTCCTTGATAATCAATAAGCTCATTTTCTAGTTGCTCATCTAAATAAACTATTGTTTGTTTCCCTGTTATACTACTTTTAAAGACTAAATTATCTCTAAAATCTTCTATTTTTTCTAAACACTTAGCTCCAGTTTTCTTAGGAACTCCTGCAACTGTTATTTTAATTTTATCTTCAAAATCTTCCGTAGCATATTTCTTAGCTCCTTGAGTTATAAATTTTTTATAAGTAAATAAATCTCCTTTTTTAGTTTCACAATCAAAAACCCCTAATAAATGTTCTTCCCCCTTTATATCTTTTGGAGAGTATTTTTCATACGGGATATTTAATATTTCAGAAACATATTTAATTCTTTCAATTACTTTTTTATTATAATCTTCTATAACATTTTTATCATAACCATTTAATAATTTAAGAGAGTCAGTATCAGCATAAACTTGATATTTATCTAATTTGATTAAATTGGAAAGTAAATTATTTCTTGCATAAGCTGTTACCCATACACCTATTGAAAAAGATAAAAAACCTTTTTTCTTTTCATTTTCTAATAGTTCAATAATCTTTTCATTACTTAACTCTTCTTCATACCATCCTTTTTCATTATCATAATATACATCATTCCTAATAGTATTAGTTACACTCATTCCATAGATGCTATTAAACATTGCTTTTATTCTTGCATAATTAACCTCTTCAGATTCTATTCCTTTTAGCTCCGTTTTTTTAACATATTTATCCAAAATAAAGTTAATTAATAATTTAGGAAGATATTTATATAATGCTGAATAACTTTCTAATATCTCATATTCACACTCGTAAGTCTCTAATATAAATTTAAAATCTATATCAGTAAGTACAATTTCTATTTCATCAGCACTCATTAACCTACCATTATCATATTTACCATTTCTTATCTTTCTACATTTACTAGCTGATATAAAATTATTACAATATTTACATTTAATATTTTTAAATCTTACTACTAATAAATAAGCATAAAGTCTGTACATATCAGAAATAGTTTTAACATCATCCTTAATAAATTCAGTAGCTGGATATTTATAAGTTGTCATAACATAAGGATAGCTACTTGTAAAATCGTATGAATCAACATTTTCTAATACTTCATCAGTATAAATCCAATTAGCATGTGTATATCCACCTTGAAAAGCCTCTATTAATAAATTATAAATATGAGGATCCGTGTTAATACTTTTTCGCATATTTCTTCTATATCCTATATCTTTATAAACTAATTCTTGAAGTTGTCTTCTTACTTTACCAGTTGATGTTATTGGAATCTTATCAACTCTTAAATATTCTTCTAATTCAAGTTTTATATAATGATATAAAACAAGACAGTCATTCTCACAATATGATAATTCTTTTTTAGTTAATTTAGTCTTAGGACATCTTATAATATCATAATCTAAATTACCTACTAATTTCTTAACTGGTAATTTAAAAGTATCTGCTAATTTATCTAGTGATATATTAGTCATAAAATAAGTACAGTGAAATTCTATATTATAATAAGGTAGAAAGCATTTCATTACTTTTCTTTTAGTCCTTGCAAAAACATCTTTAATTTCAAACTCTCCTCTTAAAAATTGAAATTCATAGGATAAATTATGAATAAAAACTATTTTCTTTTCTGGTATATTTTCTGCTAACTTTTCTAAAAATTCTTTTAAATCTTCCCATGTTCTCCCATAATACACTACGTCATTAATAGAAAACATCCATATATACATAATACTATAATATTCAACTTGTTCTCTTTCTTTTTTGTTAAAATTTTCATAATAACTAGCATTATATATTTTACCATCTAATTTTAAATAGCTAGTTGTTTCTATATCAAATGAATATATATTATTATCTATCTTTTTTCCTCTTTTACCTATTATTAATGGTTCATGATATTCATAATTCTTATAGTAAATCACATCTTATTGAAGTATTTTAAATATATTTCCTCTAAAAAATCTTTATCATCCTCTGATAACTCTAAATCTCCTCTTTTTTCAACCAAATCATAATAAGTATCAATATTTTCAAAATTAGTATCCCCTGCCTCATATTTCTCCTTAGCTTCTATTAAAGTTGTCCAGATAGTACTTGCTCCAATTTGTTCAGTTGTAACTCTCTTATCTTTATCAGCTACTAAATCATAAAGTTTATTTATTTCTCTATCTGTTAATTGATGTTCATTATCTCCTAATGTTCCTTTTAAACCAGTTTTAACCTCTTTTATCGTTGCTTTAATACCTTTTAAAGTAGATGTCTTTTTATTATCTAAAAAATTATTAGTTGCTTTTTCAATAGCTTTTAATTGAACATCTGACATATTTTTATTTAATCTAATACGCCCTGATTTTGTTATTCCTTTAAATGTCTCATTATCTAATTTATTATATAACCTATTAACACCCCAAGAATCTTCTCCATACTTTTTCTCAATTCTTTCTATAGCTTTGTTAGCTCTTAGTACTTTCTTTTTTAAACTATCATAATTATTTATGTCAAATA